CTTCTCAATCTCCTTTTTTATGTCGTCGGTCGGTCGTCCATTATTGAAGTTAATCATAACAGAAGGGGCGAAGCCGTTGTTTATCTCGTTGAGGTGATATTCGTCGATGGACTTCTCAATCTCGCAGGCCTTAACGCTCGCAGCATAGAGCGGCGATGGATAGACCTGCTCGTTTGCGTTCTTCACGAAGAGGATGCAGTTATCCTGCTTCTCTCCTGCCATCCAAGACGGATAAATTATCATCTTTTCAGAACGGATATAGCGGTCGCACCACTTCTCCGAGTAGTAGAAGACGTCGCAATTCTTATTGGCACGCAGGAAGCGCGTATTGAGTACATAGACCTCCGCCACCTCGCCTAATCCGTTCCGGATAATCTGGAGGGCGAAGCCGCCATATAAGAAATAATTATACGCGCATTTCTTGACGAGTTCACGAGCGCTTTCGCCACGGCTATTCATCGCCTTTCCCTCCCACGGATTCCAATTTCCTATAACGTCATCTCCAACGACATAGTCCACGCTCCCACTTATGATGCTGTGAAGCGTCGGGACGTTCTTGAAAAGGTCCAGCAGGTATTCGGGATAGCTGTTCTCCTCTCCCCAGGACACGTAATCGTGCCCCCTCACTGCCGTCTCCGTTGGTAATACTATGTTGCTCTCGATAATTGGAGAGATGGCCGCAAATGCCATCCGCTCCCGAGTTGCGTTACTATTCTCCATATTGCTTGAATATCAAATCAATGTTAGCTTCAGTGAAATACTCAGGCGCCTCCACCTGCGCGAGCATCGTGCTGACAACTGCACCAGCCTGCAAGACGTCCAGCCGGTACGTGCCCGTGGCTATCAGTGTCGGCAGCGTGAACACAAACTCGTAGTAGTCGGCGAATCGGTTAAGGTCCTCGACGAGTATATCATCCAGGACTGCCTCTCCCGTCATTGTACTGCGAAGACGGAGCGTGTAGGTGGCGTTCGTTCCCTTTCGCTCTATGATAGGCAGGAAGACCTCCTGCTCCTCGGTTGTATTCTTTAAGTATATCATCTCGCCAATAAGTGGCAAATCGTGCGAAATCGGTTACAAATCTCCGCAAATCTCTAACACATAAACGCAAAAGCCCCTCGGGCGCAATTCCGAAGGGCAAAAGAAAGAAGGAAGTATATGCAGTGTCGTGGGCTGCCTCGTTTAGTCTACGAGAATAGTGACAACCGATTCCGGGACCTCGTAAGGCCACGTCTTCGCGTTGTCCTGAAGGGTGATGGTGTAGCGGTTCGCGTCACCTCTCGCCGTTCCGGTTTGTCCGTCGCCTGCCGAAGCCATAACGGGCTCGTTATAGCCGAGATACCAATAGAGGCCGTTCGCATCCTTCACGATGACGACGAGCTCGCCTACGCTGAGCGCTGCCATCTCGATTCGCTTTGTGGTCTCCATCTTATTGAACTGAAGGACCACGTCCGTCTGGACGTAGTTGTTTCCGCTGGCGTTGTCCACCTGCAAGGATGAGGACATTGAGCCCGTGCCGCGGCGGAACTGGAATTTCTTGAATTTCTTCTCCTCTGCCAGCGTTATTGTCTTTATCTGGTCCGTTTCTACTGTTACTGCGGTGACGTCGTCGTAGTTGGCGATATACGCCTCGACTATTCCACCGATGGAAGCTGCGCAGTCACGAATCAGTCCGTTGATTGTTTGATTACAAGCCATATTATTGAAATTTTATAGAGGTGGAGGGAGCGCTATGTCTCCCTCTCCCTCCGTGTTTTTATTCGGCGATAGTGGTATAGTCCGCCAGGACTATGCGGTCAGAGAATGCATACTGAATACCAGCATTGAAGCTGATTTTCATTTTGTAGAGGTCATCGTCATCCGAGAACCAGATGCGAGCGTCTTCGCGGTCGTTCTCGAGGTCGCAACCAAAGACAATCTCTCGAGGGTCGCCAGCGACGATGTACTTCTTCGCTTCTGAAGTAGCAAGGCCGTCGGTCTTCACGATGCGAACGTCGGTGCTTGGGAACTTAATCTCAGAAGGAGCCTCCTCCGTTGCCGGATAGTGGTAGTAGTTCTTCTCCACGAGCTCGAGGATGAACTGACGATAGAGAGCGGGACAGACGTAAATCTCAGCCTTGTCGAGGATGTCCTCAGGAAGGGCGAGGTACACCTGCTTGATAGCAGCATAGGCGGTTGAGCCTGCGGCGATGGTGGTTTTCACCACGCCAGTGTCAGCGTTGGCAATCTTCACGATACCATCGAAGCGCTTGAGGTTCTCATCCTCTGAGGTGGTGTCTCCGAAGAAGACAGCTGCTTCGAGCTTCTTGTTGATATGCGACTCTACGTTAGCGATGATTTCCTCCTCGAAAGGAAGGTGCTCGGCGTTCGGAGTAGCCGCGATGCGTACCTGATACTCCGCATATTTGCCCAAGAGGGTCTGCGGACACCAAGACATATTCACCTTGATGTCGCCCGTCGCGATGGTGCGCTGTGAGAGGGTGGTGTCGCCCTTAGCGGTGAAGCCGCACACGGCGCCGTTCTGGAACTGCGGATCAGTGTCCAGAAGATTGATGAGAGCGTCTTTCTTCACGCCCGTCTGCTTGGTGATTCGGCTGATGAAGCGTCCGCCGAGGACCACCTTGTTGATGATTTGGTCCCTATTGACTTGTTTGAAGTCCGGAAGGGAAGTAACTGCAAATGCCATAATGAAAAAGAGTTTTATGAATTATCTATCTTGTGTTTATCTGCCTGCGTTGAGGATTCTCATAAGAGAAGCCGTGCGAGGGTTGTCAATCTTCTGCTCGGTCGTGGTCTTAAACTCTTCAGTAGCCGGTGCAGCCTTCGGAGCTTTGCCCATCTTCTCGAGTATGGTCGCCACGTTGTCCATAGCGGTCTCCAGAGCGTCCAGACGTCCGCAGAGGGTATCCTTCGGCTTTTCCTTCGAAAAAAGGAAATTGCCGTCCCCGTCCAGAAGTGGAAGGTAGCAGAAATTAATGATGAGCTTAACGATTCTCTCCAGCTTGTCGAGACGCGCGGAGAGGTCCTCGCCCTCGAACTTCTGAGTAGCAGCTGTTGCCACCTCGGCTTTTGGGTCCTTGATTTCCGAGACTTTGCCGTCCTTTACGACGATGGTCTTGCCATCTGCGGTGACATAGTCTCCGTCGGCTGCCGGTGTCTCCTTTTTCTCATCTGCGAAGACTGCGTCGCCAGCCTTGAGGTCGTCATCGCCCTCGGCGTACAGCCTTCCCTTGTCGGTGTCCACGCTGCCGAGCTTCACCTCAGCCTCGTCATCCACAATCTCGGCAACCTTGCCGTCTACCACCTTGATGACTTTTCCGTCATCGGTCTTGTAGTCCCCGTCCTCGGCCTTCACGCGTGTTCCGTCTTCGCCCTGGACGTAAACGGAGTCGCCTGCCTTGAGGTCGTCCTCGGTATCCCACACGAGCACGCCCTTATCGGTTGTAATGCTTGCGAACTTCGCCAGCATCTTGGCCAGCGCAGTTGCGAATTTCTTAAAATTTGCCATATTCTTAATCTTTGAAAAGTATTCTCCCCACTTGTCGATGACGTCCTGCACGTAGTTCTCGTTCTGTTCGGGTTCGAGATTAAAGTAGACCTCAATGCTGAACCCCTTGTACGTTCCTGCCTTAATCTCCGCCCATACGTCCTCATTGGTGACGTGGTACTCGGCGAAGAGGCTGCCGTCGGCGATGTCGTCGAAGCCATCAATCGCTACGCCTGCTCCCTTGATGAACCACTGAACCATATTCACGCCCTCCACGTCAGAGCCTTCCTTGTGCATAATGTTCACATTATTGGCGCGGTCTTCCTTGAGGTACTTCTCGGCCATCTGCCTGATAACGTCAGGCTTGTAAACGACATAGTACTCTCCGAGCTTCTTATCACGGCGATAAATCGGGTAGTCGGCTCGCATAATGACGCCACGGACGAGGTGCTTATCTTCATCCTGCACGGCGTAGAGCATCGGCTGAGCGTTCGCCTTGAAGACCTGGAAGTTCTTCGATACGGCTGGGTCATCCACGAGAGAGACGCGAATTATCCCGCAGTCCTCATCGATAGTGGCGTTAAAAACAGGTATGTCATCTATTGTTGCTATCATAACTAAAAGGCGCACGAGGGTAGTCTCGCACGCCTAAAAGTGGAAGGGGTTTAATTTTCGGTTAATTTTTGTCAATAGTTGTCAAAAAGACGATTCGGAAGCCACTATCTGCACCCTGCGGCTATTCGCTTCGAGGTCATCGGAGAGGATATAGACCTTCTGGCTCTTGATTATCTCGTTGAGCCTATCGGTATCGCTTGCGGTGGTGGCTACTGCCGTGGTCGGTATGTCCGCAGCCGGGGTTGGTGCGCTTGTAGTGATAGACGATGCGGAGGTAGTGGCAGCCGTGGAGGCGGAGACTTGCGTGGCGCGAATCTTCTGCACCTGCGCATAACCTGCGGCGATGACTGCTCCTGCGTTCACCGCTCCGACGATCGGGCCTTTGATAGGTCCCAGGGACTGCGCTTGAGCGAAAGCCGTGACGGCTCCTGCGAGGGTGTCTATGATGGCCGAAGCGATTCGTATGTTCTTCGCCTGACGAGCCGCCTTCTCGTCTCCGTTGGTGGAGTTCTCAATGATGTCAGCGACGGAACCGGCTATCGATGAGACGGCCGAAGCGTAGCTCTGGAAATCCGCTGCGGATTTCTCGAGGAGTGCCTGCTTGCTATCGGTGTAGGCCTTCTGTGCTGCGAGCTGCCGAGCACGGAACGCCTCGTCGCTCTCTTCCTCCATCTGGTGAAGGGTGTCGAGCTCGTATTTCTTCAGTTCCACGGCACGCGTGAGGTACTCCGCACTTCCTGCGACGGCTTCGTTCATTCGGTTCTCCAGACGCTGGCGACCTTGCTCCGCCTGCCCATCATAGAGAGCCTCCTGCGCAGCGGCGAGAGCCTTCTCGTTTGCGATGATGCGAGCGGTGAAATCCGCGTCGCTCTCCCCAATCTTCTGGTAGGTATGTTCGAGGTCATAGCGTGCGACGTCCACCGCTTTGGAGAGCGCTTCGATGCTGCCACCCTTGAGGGCTGCCTTTTCGTTCTCCATCACCCGACGAGCCTGCCCCACCTGGTAGTCGTAGAGCGATTGCTGCGCAGCGATGAGTGCGTGGTGCGCCGCCAGCTTGCGAGCCTTGAAGTCTTCGTCGCTCTCCTTATCCATCTGTCGGAGCGTGTCTATCTCGTACTGCTTCAGAAAGACCGCACGCTTGAGGTACTCTTCACTTCCCTGCGTGTAGGTGTTCATTCTATTTGTCAAGTACTTGACGTTATTCGTCACGGAGTCCCGCTGGTAGTCGTCGTTTATCTTCTTGAGGTCGGCGAGGTAGGCCTGCTCCAGCAGGGTGAGCGTCTTGGCGAGCGCCTTCTTATCCTTGATGGCGGCAGTCTTGGCAGCCTTGTCTATCTCGTACTGCTTCTGTCGCTTGGCGATGGTGAGCTTCAGTTCTTCCTCGCTGCCGGTCTTGGCGAGGGCGAGTTCTTGTTCGATAAGCGACTTCTCCACGGAGAGTTGCGCCGCACGTTCCTGCGCCTGCTGCTGCATAGCCTCTATCTTGCGGGCGTTGAGCTCCTTCATCTTATTGAAGTAGTCGGTCTCGGCGTTCACCATAGCGGCATAGAGCTGAGCTTCCTCCTTGAGGTCTTCGGTGCTGCTCTCCGTGAGGGCGTTCGTCCTCTTCTTTACCTCGTAGGCGAGCTTCGCCTGCTCGTAGGTCTTCTTCGCTATCTCTTGCTCCAGGCGTCCAGCCTCCTCGATAAACGTCACACGCTCCTGCGCTGAGTACTTGTCCTTCTCAGTGGACTTGGCATTGAGCTCCGCTATCTTCTTCCGAGTGTCGGCGTTCTCGTAGAGGAGCGCTCTCTCGGATTTTTGGAGCTCTATCTCTTTGGCGGCGAGGTCCTGACGTTCGCGCATCTCATCGGTGACGAGGCCGAGCTTGTCGAGCACCTTCGTGAACCACGTGGCAGCGCTGGCGAGTGCCTTGCCGAGGCCCTGGAACATCTTCGTAACGAGGTCTCCTGCCGTCTTCAGCGGAGCGAAAGCCATAGAGAGAGCGTTTACGTTATCCTCCGAGGTCTTTATGCTGGAGATGACCTTCTGCAAGATGGTGACGAGCGCTCCGAGGATAGCTATGACGGGCGTTCCGGACATAGCCTTCAGTCCTGCCGTCAGTCCTTGAACCGAACCAATGGCACTACTCGCAGCCTTGCCGGCACCGCCGAAAAGACCCGCTATGCTTGCAATCTGCCCCGCGTAGTCTCCGACGTGTCGCTGGTGGAGGCCGATGGAGTCGTCCATGTTCTTGAGCTGCTTATCCAGCGACTGAATCCGCCCGAGAAGACCATCCTCCCCGAGCTTCGCGTCTGCGTTCCTCTGTTCCTCGCTGAGGGACTTCCACTCCCTGCGTGCGGCGGTGAGCTGCGCGTTGAGGTCGTCATAGCTACCTGCCACGGCGTCCGCCTTCTTCTTCGTAACGCCCATCACGTCGTTGAGGGTTTTCTGGTAGCCTTGCAGTTGTTCGACCTGCGTCTTATACTCGTCGGTCTCCTTTGCCGCGTCGCCCATAGATTGGTCCATAGCGACGAGGCTGTCCCGACACTCCGCTATTGCTTTCTTTAGCTCCTTCACGCTGGTGATGCCCTGCTCGGCATCCACGCGTAGAGTTTTTACGATTTCCTTTGCCATAGTGTTCTATTATTGAGATTGGCCGTCCGTGTAGGCGGTCTTGTTCTGAACCTTCACGAACTCGCATTTTGTCGTCCGTGAATAGCCGTAGTTGTAATTACTTATTTTGTTGAGCACCCACCACGCTCCGCCATAGTACCAAAAGCGCCGCAAGAGCGATCCGTCCACACGGAAGGCGGATAAATCCACGTAGCAGGTGAGCACGCGCGTGTCCACCGAGTAGCGGTCTTGCAGGTATCTCGCCCATTGATTCGGATAGAGCGGTGTGTCGTAGTCGTAGTCCAGCTCTGGGTCGTAGACCTCCCGAGGCGCTCCGAAGTCGAACGAGTATCCGGGCATCGTCTCGTCATCCAGACGCGAGAACATCGGCAGGAAGTAGAGCTCTCCATTTCCTCGCGGCGAGACGTCCCAACACGGAACGCCATCGTTGAGGGTGAGCATAGCTGCGTTGTCGTCAGAGAGGTGGAATGTCACCTCGGCGATGGTGAACGAGGCCTGCTTGTATACCGGGGTTGCTTTCTTTCCGTTGTAGAAAAGCAGCACGCCCTCTCCGCTCTCCGCCTTGTTGTCGGCCTTGTGGAGCTGCGGCTTGGCTACGAAGTCGTATCCCTTTCGGGTCGGGTTGTAGCCGAATGGCGCATAGCCGTCGGCGATTGGTGACATATCGAGCGAGAGGGTGTCGCCACCCTTCACGCCATAGAGCTGGTATGTCACTTGCTCCGTGTGGGCAAATTTGAGCTCATAATTTTGATAGCTTCCCGAGGTCGGATCTGCGTTTGCTCCCCAGACTTTGAAGTTCGGACTCCCTTCGAGTACCATCGCCGCTCCCTTCAGGGCGATGCCGTCGAGCACCTTCTTTGTCTCGGCATTGAAGCCGTAGGCGGTGTCTATCGTCTGCGACCCATAAGGCCGTCCGAATTTCTCCGCATAGCTCTCCGCCTCCTCTCCGTAGTTGTCATTGGTGAAGAGATAGAACTTGTCCTCGATGAGGTAGGGTGCAAGTGTTATCTCCTTCTGAGTGTCCACGAGCGGAGTGAGGTCTACGGCCTCGCCACCTCCCGAGTAGTACTCCGAGCGTGTCATTATCTTTATCTCCCGATGGGTCTTGTCGGTATCGAACACCCAGCCGAGCGTCTTCGCCAGAGCGATGAGATAGTCGGCAGGAGTCTTTGTTCCTTCCAGAAAGTCGGAGGCCTTTGCCGTTTCTGGGTTTTTCGTATCTCGGTCGAACAAAGGAAGGGTCACCCACGTGTCTTTGAGGTAGACATAGCTCTCGGAGGTGAGCTTCGCTGAGAGCGTCACCTTCCAGCCTTCCGTGTTCCTCGCATCGGTCATCGCTCTGAGGAAGCAGCGGATATTGAGTACAGGGCGCTGGAGGTATGCTCGTAGGTCCTGCGTTTCCTGCTCCGTGTGCTTGCTGGAGAATCTCAGTAGGACGTATCCGTTTGCGTCGGAGCGAGGCGTATACTCCACGCCGTCCCGACGTTCAAGTAACGAAATACCGGCAATGCTTGAGGTGATGCCACCGCCACTCTTGTAGACGGCTTTATCTGCCGAGAACTTACATGCCGGCAATCCGTTATAGCAGGGTGCGAAATTGATGACGTCATACTCGTTACGGCTTCCGATAGGCTCGTCCAGCAATCGCCACGCAAGAGTGACGGAAGAAGCCGTGAGAGGAAACTTGAATTTGTTCGGCTCTATGTAGCTGGCCTGCCCCTGCGCGTCGTACGGATAGGCGAGGTCGGCGAGGGTCTTCTTGTCGCCGTTGGTCTTGTAGGTCATCGCATAGAAGAACGCACCGAGCCCTCCGTAAAGGGTGAGAGTGTATGAGATGAGCTGTGAGCCCTTTCGGTTCACACTCTCCATCTTCGCATATCCGCTCTCGAGAATCTCGTTCAGCTCGTTCCAAATCTCGAAGGGTGCACGAACGAGAGGGTCGAACGCCTCCGCCGTGCGAGTGTTGTCGTAGCGATAGAACCCTCGAAAGATGGCCTCGTTCGTGGCGGTTGCCGTGAGCGTCACCTTCTGCGAGTAGGAGTTCTTGACGATGGTGGGATTCGAGAGTTCCTCCCGAGTGTAGTTCATCTGCAAGAGGTCGCTATCATCTCTATCCGTGAGAGTGCCGTTAATGTATAGCCGTGTCTTCATTGTCTTACGAATTGCTTGAGGACTTCGAGCTCCATCTCGTAGTAGATGAGCTTGCGCCCTTCGGTTATGTAGGTCTTTCTCTCCCAGCTGGCAGTCCTGACGGCCACCTCATAGCGGCGACCGCTCTCGAGGTCTTCGAGCACGGCCGAGGTAGTCTCCAGAAGGTCACCCATCCGTGCGGATTGCTCCGCCGTAAGGAATCCCGAGTAGCCCTTGAAGGTCTTCGTCATCGTTGCCTGCTTGATAGTATCGGCAACCCTCTCGCGAGTGATGGCGTCGCTCTCCTTGACGTTACGCAGCAGGAACGAATCCACGCCTCCGCGGCTATTCGTGTAGTAAAGGACGAACCGATTGCACGGAGCGACCACCTCGTAGTCCACGGTGAAGATCTCCGTCTGCACGGAAACGAGCGAACCGACCTTGAGCGAAGAGAACCGAGCGAGGATCGAGAATGGGCCGTTGATGGATTCGCCCGAGTGGTCAATCGTTTCGGACGTTCCGTCCTCCTTCGTGTAGGTCACCTGCATTATCTGCGTAGGGAGCAAAGTGAACCAGAAGAGCTGCCGAGGGTCTATCTGTGAAGTGATAGGCCGCTGGATTCCATCGACGAGGTAGCTCTCGTTTGCGTCATAGTCCTGGACATCATCGAAGATGATGGTCTCCACGGAGGTCGCACCGACGTAGACCCACGCCTGCACTTGCAGGGAGTTGTATTCTATCGAATCCTGCCCAGCACCCACGCTCGCCGTGAGGTCGTTCGTCTTGAGGTACCGGCGGACGATGTCGTTAATGCTGATGAGCACCTTTCCGTCGGGGTCCTTATAGGCACGCCCAGAGTAGACGATATTCTTAGCCGTCTGGACGCGAATAGTGAAGTCCACATAGTCCGCTCCGCCGAGCTTCTCGGTGAGGGAGGTGTAGTATGTCTTCCAGATTGGGATTTGATTTGCCATTGTGTTGTGATTTTCTATGAAAGTGGAGCGAGCCACAAAAACGGCCGTAGAAGGACGATAAAGAAAAAGACGAGGGTTCTATCGTCTTTCGTCTTTATCCTTGTTGTTTGATTTTTGTTTGATTTTTAGAGGGGTTTATCGGCGAGGGATTGAATGGCGACGCTTGCGAGATTGTCGATATCCAGCTGGCAGGCGGTCTCAAGGTCTCGCAGGAATCGGCGGTTGCACTCCTGCACGGCATTGAGGAGGTCGTGTCTCCCTTCCGTTCCCACCCGGGCAATCTTGCGGCAAATGAGATAGACGAGCGACTTCTCCGAAGGGATTCTCCCGAAGGCATCGGGCCGAGGGATGACGGGCTTCACCCTCACCCACTTCGTAATGGCGTCCTCGCTCGGCCAGTGCGGCTTCGTGCCTTCCTCCACGTCTTTCCAATAATCCTGAAGCGAGAGAGATACCTCCCAGGTGAGGCCGTCCCGTGTCACTTGATAGGTAGCCGTATTGTAGAGCTGCTCCGTGGCGAGGGCGTCACTCTTGACGAGGTTCTCACGATAGAGATTGCGAAGCTCCTCGGCATAGGTCTCCAATACGGAGGTAATGTTCGGGAATTGTAATAGGTCGTCCATTGTTAGTTCTGTCTCTTGAATTTTTCGATTTCGGATTTCTCCCAGGCACGCTTGTCGCGAATGTAACAGAGGGTCGTGAGGAACTCTATCACCTCAAGGCGATAGACGTCGGGCCACGGGATTCGCATCGTCTCCGACACTTGGTCTACTGCGTGGGTCCAGCCCCATTTTTCAGCAAAGCTCGAATTTTGCGGAGCTCCGCCTTCTCGCTCTCCGTCTTGTTCCTCTTCGTCTTGAGCGCCCACCACGAGGAGATGAGAGTAGCCCTCGTTAATCGAGCGCACGATTCGAAAAAAAAAGCAAGGAGACAGAATGCCGGCAATACCGGCAGCGATTGTCGGATGGCTGCCTGCACCTCCGCTGGGTCGTAGTCTTCGCAGTATCGCTTCCCAAATGGAACGAGTAGGCAGGAGAGCGTCTCCGTCATCTTGTCTCCCTGAGCATTGAAGTTCTGGAAGTCTATGTACTGCGCCGTGGTCATCTGGCGAGCGCTGCACGTCGGTATAAGAACGAGCTCCTCTCGCTTGCCTTCACTCTTGGTGTAGGCGAGGTTGTAGCTCTTTGCGCATCGTGGCTTCAGTTCGGGTACTTCCTCGAGGAATTTAGCTGCGTAGGCGAGCATCTGGTATTCCTCCAAAGGGAGGGCAAGCACCTCGTCGGTGGTCTTGTCGTTGAGTATTCCGATGACCTCCGTTTGGAGTTGGAGGTCGTCGAGGGTTTGGTCCTTCAGAAGGGCCACTATCTCCTCGTACTTTCCGAGGGTTAGTTGTTCGTAGCTTCTTATCATCGTATTGAAAAATTATAGTTGCCGTAATTGTATTCTTGTGCGAAGTGGGTATAGAGCGCATAGCGCAAGGCGTCGAGTGCGTGGTTCCACTTGTCTATCGGGACATTAAGGTTGTTGCCGTCCTTGTCCTTCGCCCAGATGTAGTTGCGCAGCTCCTTGATGAGGTCTGTGGAAGACTTGAGGACGCAGAGCTTGTAGCCCTTAACGAAGTCTATCTGGAACTTCATCTTCTCGGAGCGGACGGGCGCATCCTTCTGGCAGGGCTTGATATTGAACCCCGCTCGGCTAATCTCTGCTATGCTCTTCGGCTCTGCGCAGTCGGCATAGATTGGGACGGAGCGCTTCGGGACTCCGAGTGCTTCCATCCGTTCGACTATGTCACGATTGAGGAGGGCTGTCTCATAGATGAGCTGCTCTGCGTAGATAATCTTCCTCGCGGTGTCCACTCTCAGATGAATGAGGGCCGTCGGGTCATTGGTGAATCCGAAGTCCATTCCGTAAATGTCCACGAGGTTCGAGGCCGTCGGCATCTCGTCTATCTGCTCGAAGTCGTAGATGGTACCCTCCAGCTCTCCGACGAGGCCGAGGCCGTAGACGCGCCACCAGTTCTTGTCGGTCTTGTAGCTTTCAATCTCGGCCACCTGCTCAGGAGAGAGGAAGCCGTTATCCAGATAGGTGGAGTGAATGGAGATGCAATTCTCCCTCGGCGCATAGTGCTCGTGAGCCCAGAAGGCGTGCACGGGGTTGTAGTCCCATAGGACCTTGCCGCTCGTGCGGACGATGAGCTGGCGAGCCACGTCGTAGGAGATATTGTTCGCTTCGTTGATGAAGAGGCGGTCACGCGCAGGACCGAGAACCTTGCCCGGCTGGTCGGCAGAGAAGAACTCGAGGATACTTCCGTTCGGGAAGGTGTAGGTGCTTTGTGTCTTGTTCCACGCACGCTCGTCCCATCGTCCATCCTCGGCCATTATAGCCTTGAAGTCGCGGATGGCGCCACGTGAGAGATGCGGTCCCGTTTCAGAGACGACGGAGTTGATGGTCGGAGAGGCATCGTTCGGGCAAATGAGCGAAAGGAGCTGCAAGGCTGCATAGGTCTTGCCGCTTCTCGTTCCTCCTGCGCTATCTATGTAGCGAGGATTCTTCACCCACGCCTCCAAGAGCTTCTCGAATGTCGCCGTCGTCTGCATCTGTTATCGCTTCGTCTTTGGCTTTGACACCTCGCGGATGGCTCGCTCAAGGTTGCGCTTCGTGGTGGCGTTGCGCACCTCCACGGAGACGCTCGTCTCATTCGTGGCGAGGTTAAGGTTCTGAACGGATTCGCCGAGGATGTCGGCCAGCACTTTGACGTCGCCGATGGTCGGTTTGTCGTAGAGGCGCTTTATCGCCTTGAGCGCTATGGCTTCGAGGCGCGTTATGTCCGAGCCCTGAGCGACGGGCTCGTCCAGAACTTCACGGAGAGCGGCGGCGATGCGCTTGTGCTCCTTCTTCGCTGCGGCGGATGCGAGTCCACCACGGCGCCCGATGGCCGTCTGCTCCTCCCGAGGACGAGAGGAGATAGGCACGAGGTTAAGCTTGTTTTGTTCTTGTTTATTCATTTTCTATTGTTCTAAAATTGCGGTCTTGCCGGTGAGCTTCTCCCAGCGTGCAATAATGACGTCGCAGTAGTGAGGGTCCAGCTCCATCATAAAGCACTTGCGCCCGAGTTGCTCGGCAGCTATGAGGGTTGTTCCACTTCCTCCGAAGAGGTCCAAAATCTTATCTCCCAGCAGGGTTCCATCCTTCATACAATTCGCAACGAGCTCTACCGGCTTCATTGTCGGATGGAGGTCGCACTTTCTTGGCTTGTCGTAATCCCATACGGAAGTGCGATACTCTCCCTTGCGATAGTTATGATGCTTTTCCGTCCAAGTGTAGAAGATCGGCTCGTGCTGATAATCGTAGTCCAATCGACCTAAGGAGAAAGTCGCCGTGTTCTTGCGCCATATCAGTATATGCCGAACCGGCAAACCTGCATCTCTCATCGCCTCCTGTATCATTAGTCCTAAATCACCTCTCTGAGGAGCCGTGACGTAGTAGCAGGCATCTGGCTCGCAGCTGAGCCTTGCGTTCGTCATCACTCCAGCTATCAATCCTCGGAGATCCTCAGCACTGAGATTGTCATTCTCTATGTACTGAATACAGCGCCCTGCCTCCAGAATTGTATTCAGCATTTCATTCTTGCTCACTATGGATACACCATAAGGCGGATCCGTAAAGACGAGGTCAGCCTTGGCCCCCCCCATCAGTTTTTTAACGTCATCGAGCGAGATGCTATCGCCACACATAAGGCGGTGGTCGCCAAGAACCCAGACGTCGCCACGCTTGCACCTGACGGCGATGGCATCCTTATCCTCGTCGAAGTCATCCTCACTCGCCTGCTTTTCCTCTCCTGCGGCTGCTGCCGTCTCCTGCGGAGATTCCTCCCAGACGGGGATTCCCCAATCGGAGAGAGCGAGGTCGCTCCACTCGTTCGCCAGAGCGTCGTAGTCCCACTTGCCCCAGGCGCCGTTGTCCTTGATGACTATCTCCTTCATCTTCTCTATGCTGGTAGAGTTGAAGACGAAGCACGTCACCTCCTTCTCCTTATTCTCCCTGGCGGCTGCGATGCGAAGGTTTCCTCCGAGCACGACGTAGCGCCCATCGTGAGGCACTACGATAGGGCAGCGCATCTCGAAGAGCTCAGGCGTCTCCGTCAGCGATAGTGCGAGGCTCTTGAGCTCTTCCTTCGTCCAATTACGCGGATTAGCCGGCAAGCCTTCGATTTGCCCCTCGTTGAGGTCTATGTCCTTAAGGGAGAGCGTTACCTTTTTAATTCTTGTATCCATCTTGCTTCGTTTTTGTTATTCGTGATGCCTTCTTCTCTTCGAGCGCTACCTTGTGCTTCTCTTCCTTTTCCAGCTCCGCAAGGTCGGAGTAGTACTCGCGAGCGATGACGGCGAGGAAGTCATAGACGCATTGTGCGCAGTTATACGATAGAGCCGCAGGGCGCTTGTGCGTTTCGTTGTAAATCTCCTCGAGAGTGGTGAGCGCCTTCGCCCCTGGAGAGATGAGCACCTTCGAGTGGTGAACATAGCTGAGGTGCTTTTCATAGCGGCGCAGGGCCGCGAGTTGTGCCTTTGTGTAAATCATATCTTTTCAATTTTAGTTATTATCCAATTCACGACCGCCAGCAGCAGTTCACGCAGGGCGGTGAGGGTTGTCCCGATCGGGATTGTGAGGTAAGCTGCGAGGCAGACAAACGCCACGTTCGGCAGGGTGAACGCACTCCGAACGGCGAGCCATATCAAGCCCGCCCAAAAGGTGAGGCAGAGCGAGCAATCGAACGGAGGGAAGTGCTTCACCTCGTAGGATGTCTTCCGCTTCAGCCAATCCGAGAGCGGACGACGCCAGCTCTCCGTGAAGCCTGATAGGTCCACCACGAAGACGACGATAGCCGCTAAAAGTAGTATTTCACAAATTATCATAACTTTTTTAAAATCTTGTTTCTAATCTTAACTATTTCGAGACGTGCGGTGCTCTTCGCCACGCCCAGAACCTTTGCGACCTCGGCGATGCTGGAGAACTCCGAGTAGAGGATAAGGATATTCCGCTCTCCCTCCGTTAGCTCCGTCGCCATCAGCCGCTTCACGGCATTAGCCCTCTCCTCCATCTCGTCGAGGAACTCCACATTCTCCACCGCCTCGTAATCGGTCTTGACCTGCGCAAAGTGCGCCAGCACGACGGCGATATTCGTCTCCTTCTCATTTCTCGTCATCGTTGAAGTGTGCGTCGTTGAACGAGATAGCCTTTAGCTGGTATCTCGTGATGAGTTGCGAGTACTCGCTATGCGCTTTACGTAGGTTCTTAATAATGTTCGCCACAAGAAATAAGATGAACCCCTCCTCCACTGCTTCGTTCAGCCGTTCGGGCTTGTAGCGAAGAAGTACAAGGTAGACCATTTGCGCGAGGTCCTGAAGGTCATACGAGAGCTCGGTAGAGCCCGTAATCCTTTCAAGGAAGCCCTCCACGACCCTCTGCCGTGCGAGACTCTCGACTATTTCGTTAGTAGCTTGCATATCGTGTTATAGTGGATTTTATAGCGTTTTCGTGTTTAATAGCGTCGGCCAAAGACGAGCATCGCCGCATCCCTGGCGTGTTCTGATGAACGAGCAGTCCAGCCCGTCACCTTTGCGAAGTAGTCCGCCGTGAGCTTCGTGGCGTTGTTCTTCGGAGCAATAGGGGTGAAGGGGATTTTGTAGTCTGTGAGGTAATCCTCCCAGATGGCGCAGTCGCGCTTGACGCTCCCAGCTCCCTGGAGCTGCTCTCGCCCTGAGCTCCCGAACCACTTACGGAGACGAGCATCCTCGAAGTAGACGTGTGTGTCGTTGGGGTTCTCCAGCGCCGTCGCCAGAACGAGCGCCATAGCCTTATGGATAGGCAGGGTCTCGAGCCTCTCGATGCGCTTCGAGATAGTCTCATAAATGGCGACGCCCGTATGCGTGCCCGTGTCAATTCCTATAAGCTTCATAATAATTGTCTCCCATTTTCGTCCTTGATATAGAAGGACGCCGAGGTGAGCATATCTTCGAGAGGTATGCCGTGGGTATCGTCGGTCATTACGACCGCCGAGCCATCGGGCAAATAGTGGATTTCTCCATCTCTAATTCCGTTTTTCCCGAGCCAATATCCACGGAAATTCTCGAATTCCATACTACCTTGCTAAAATGTATTAATACCAGATTATTGTTTCTCTATAAAAAGGCGAACGGCGGAGGAGGGTTGATAATTGAAATAATACTAAAACTTAAACTATAACCAAATGAAAAAGGAATCCTCGCCGCATCTCCCGACGCGCTCCGCCGTCTGCCTTCAGTCTTTAGAACGGCAGCTCATCTTCGCCGTCCTGCGGTGCTCCTGATGATGGAGATACCGGGGCGGAGGCTGGTGCCGGCGATGGCGCTGCATCTCCGCTGGCGGTATCCACGAACTTCACTATCTCCAGCTCGCGCGACCAGAGGGTAATGGACGCCATCGGAGCTCCTGCCTTGTTCGTGTAGGTAGAGACGGATAGGTTGCCTTGTAGGAACACCTTCGCTCCCTTCTTGAGATAGGCCTTGAGATTGCCGTTATCGCTTCGGGTCATCACGTCCACCCAGGTAGTGTTCTTGTTCTCGGTGACGGCCACGCTGTATGCGAGATAATTCTTTCCGTTGATATTTTTTTCGGTCGCATCGTGTCCGAGCGTGCCGATGAGTGATAATTGTAACATAATTCTATTCGTTTTTATTGTTGTTGTTTTTTGCTTCGTAGTGGCCTCGAATCTCGCGGAAGATGGCGAGCACTTTCTCCGAGGGTGTGCCGTTCTTGGCGATAAGGACGTAGCCGTTCGGCAGTGTGTCGAGGGTTATCTGAATAGGCTCTCCGCCGTGGCATTCGTCGAGGGCGAGCCCCAGAGCGAGCGCAGCCTTACGGAAGGCGAAGATGTCATCCTCAGAGAAGAGCACAAATAGGAATTCGTTCACCTCATTGGCGAAAGCTCTGAGCTTTGGTTCGTGACCACAATGATAGACGTCTATCATTTCATACTGCTTCATACTTATTCCTCCCACTCAATTTTTTTAATTTCTTTTTCCATCCACACAAATTGAGAATTATTATCAAGACATAAGTCGTCAAATCCATATTTTTTATACCAATCGTGCGTCCACGAGTCTTTTTCGCATTTTAGGCGCAATATATTGGCATTCATAGATGAGGCCTTTTGCTCTGCCGTTTTGAGGATAAGATTTCCTAAACCGCACCTTCTATTTTTCTGGAGAACAAAAACATTTGATAGATAGATAATTTCAGGTTCATCAGAATATCGGTATAGTGCAAATCTATAAGTACTATCACCATAATAGTAAATTACCGGATTCTCTTCCTGAACTCTCCCCATAAATATTCCTCCCATTCAATTTTAATGGTTGCTATGGAGAACCTAATGTCCTCAATTTCTTTTGCTTCAGTCTCTGTTCTTTTAATAGCTCCACACCATAGACGTTCTCTACTGCGATAAATATTCACGTAGCCTTCGTGCTTTTCTGGTGCGAAAAAGAGGTCGAGGGAGCTTTCCAATCCAACTACACTCCATTTGCCGTCTATCTTATAATTTCTAACCCTTTCGTAGTCTTCATCGCCTTCGACTAAGGCAATAATAGGGAAGTTATCGTGATTTTTTTCTATCCGTACAGATAATTCTCACCTTTCTGCCGGCTCTCGTCACCACTTGGCGAGAAGGGTTTGCCAAATACTCTTGTAAATTGAATTGTTTCATATTATTTTCCATTAATTATCTCATTTAACTTCTCTAATACTTCGGCGTGCTCATAGAGCTCTGGGGATTGGAGTGCCCTCAGAACTTCGCGTGCTAATTCTTTATTCCTTTTCAATCTCGCGCGGAGGACTTCATTCTCCACCACGCACATACTATTCGGATTCATCTCTTGTAAATTCTTTAATAACGCAGGGCGGCTGGATTCGAACCAGCATCTCCGACACGAGGACAATAAAGTCTAAGGCCTGCTTGCCTTCCTCGCTCGGCGGTTATGCCATTATACTACGCCCTGCGGCTTTTCGATTCAAATTGTCAAATTTTGTCCTCTATCGTAGAGGCTTCGAAAGTAAAGCTTCACCAGCTCCGTCTCCACGTAGTGTCCGAGCGCTTGTGCATCGTTCACCACCTTCGCGAAGGGGTCGCTCTCGTTGTGCACTCTGTTATAGCGGATAGTCGCGCGGCGCTTTGCCTCCTCGAGCGTCTGTTCCGTCACCTGCTGCATCTTGCCAGATGAGCGCAGCGCTTCATAGAGTGCGTGGCCGTAACCGATCGCATATATCTCGTAGTAAAACGGATCGCGCTTGAACTCCTCCCAGGCTGCGAGCGGTGCCGTCTTTCGGAACGCTTCGTCCCTGGCGGCCTTTTCCGCCGGTGGCAGGAGGTTGCGATACTTCTTTTCATCCGCGCGGTCGCTCTTCATCTTCTCCCTGATAGCCTCGGCTCTCTCCGGAAGAGCGATGAAGGCTGTAATCCACTTCACGAAGTTTGCTGGCGTGAGGAAATTGTCTTTGCCGAACTCTCCGTAGACTCCGCTCTCCAGGGCGAGACGAATCTCGCCGAGGGTGAGGTAAGAGCAGCGCTCCGTGATTTTCGATTGCAGCAGGGTTGCCGCCATCTTCACGCGCTTCTCGTCTCGCTCAGCGTCCAAGTGCTGAAGTAGATAGAGGCTCTTGATGATTGCCTCGAGCATCTGGACTTGGACGAGCTCCGGAAAGGTTCCGATGGCCGGACCTTTTGCCGCATTTAGTATTTCTTGACTTGTCATTGTTCCTAAAACATTTTTTTGCCCGTGCGGCGTTCATATCTCTCGGCGATGCCTGCCACCTCTTGCTTGATGTTCTCGTATTGCCTGATGATCGGGTCTTCGCGTGTCTCCGTTGCTTTGGCGTTTCGTATATCTTCGGCCTTCAGCGGGAAGAGCCCCTGCCAATCGTTATTGATTGAATTCTGCATCATCTTAATGGCGACGTCTTCCGGATAGCCGGCGAGCTTCTTGAGGTTGCCGCGCAAAGCATCTTTACTTTTCTTCTTCCATTTTGGTTGTCTACACAAGACCCCCCAGGTATTGCGAAACTCTTCGGAGGTGTAAGGCAGTGGAAGTTCTTCCTCAGAAGGAGAATTTTTCACAAGGGGGGATATAGGGGGGATATTATTCTCTTTTATATCTGTCTCTTATACACATCTGACGCTGCCGACGATCT